TGTCTAAAGTGTATAAAGTTCCTGACTCTGCAGCTAAAAGTGTTCTTGTAACAACACTAGCGTTAGTAATTGAATCTACAGGTCTTGCCGAAAATAATTTCGGAGTGTAGATTGCTTGTTCTCCAGCACCTAATGTATCTTTCGTTGAATCCATTTCAAAGAAACCATTAACTGCTGTTCTTAATTTGTTAAAACTAAATTTTAAAGCCATTTTATTATTTGTTTTTGTGATATTGGGGGGGTTTAATTTTTATCCCCCCCTCTATCAAGTTATTTACTAAGGTATTCATGCGCATAGGCTATCTATTCACAAATACCAATTTATTAAAGTTATGAGTGCGTAATAGTTCCACAAGCTGTTACTCCAGTTATGTAAGCACTTTTAACATCATCAGCTATATTAATAACTGATTCAGAACTGTGTGCAATTGCTCTTTGTATAGCTCTTGCAGCAGCATCTGAATCCGATGTGTCAAGTAAAACTGAACCGTCACCACCAGCATCCGTTGAATAATTAACAGATAGTTTGGCAGATCCGCTCGCTCCTGTAATATTCAAATCTCTAACTTTATCAGCGGGTATGATAGCAGCATCACTTGCGCTGTTTGCAAAAAATAAGTATTTTCGTTTTTTCATTTTATTAGATTTTTAAATTATACATTATGAGTGAGCAACTGAAGCCACTGATTCAACATGTGCCATGTGTATACCAGCAATATCATCTGCTACAACAATATCTGACGTGTTTGCTGTAGACAT